TAAAGGACTTTCTTGAATAATTGTAGATTATAAACTACATGGTATATCGTTAAAATAAAGCTTTTACAATAGGATAAATTGTATGTTTTGTGGATTATAGTCCATAGACTTAGTTTTCTTCTTTTTATATCTTAACTTCAACGTGGTGTGAGCAGGGACGCAGACTTATCTTATAACTAATGTTAAGTATAAACAGGCGTTTTTCATTTGTCAAGTCGAAATATAATTACTTTTTTTCTTCGCTTGACAATGCTCTAAAACAATCCTATTATCACCCTGCTCTAATAATTATCAGTCAATTTAGGGTATGTTAAACATTACCCTAGATGAACTAGAAGTTTATCTATTCGTAAAAACAAGACACGATAGGAGCAGCTGGCCTCACTATAAGGGCTATTTTGTAAAGATTAAGGACTATTTTAAAGAACGGGACTTCAACCCTGTTCAGATAGGGCGTTACCTTATTACCCTAGAACATCTATCCTCTTCATCACAAGCACAGTATTTAGGAGTACTTAAAGTTATTTGTAAGATAATGGGAGTTGATTATTGCCGTGAGTTTAAAACCCCAAAGAGAGTATCAAGAAAGAAGTTTGTTTTGTCGGGAGACGAGATGAAGAAGGTTTTAGATTACTCATATAAGATAAATTATCGTTACAGCGTTGCGATGGAGGTTGCGATAAGGGCAGGACTCAGATTTTCGGAGATTAGAAACTTAAAGTGGGCGGACTTCATAGGTAATGAATTAACGTTAACTGATACAAAAAGTGGTTCTCCTCAAACGGCTTTCATAACCCAAGACCTGATAGATAAAATACAGAAACTTAAAAAAAGGGGAGCAGTTATGATTTTTGGTAATTTTAACGGCAACATCTCAAATTCAGAAATTAATAGGTATTTAAAAAAAATCCTTGTTGGGTGTGGAATTAGAAAGCCTATGACCTTTCACGATCTGCGCCACACGGCAGCAACCGATCTGATGAACCATGATGTTAATCTTTATGTAATAAAGCAAATTATGAGGCATAAGGATATAAAGACAACTGAACATTATCTACATATGGCTCCTATTAAAATGTTGGAGGCAGCTAAAAAACACACGCTCGCCGTTAAGAACTGGACTAAGGAAGATCTCATTAAAGAGGTTACTAAATTCCAAAACACCATACTAGATACCAACTTCAAACCATCCATTAAATACGGTAAAAACAGAATACATATTGACATTATGTTTTAAAAGCCTATAATTCAATCATCCTCCGAATGTGCTTCTTATGGATAACAAAGTAGGCAGACCAACAAAATACGACCCAATTTTTATACAAAAGGTTGAAGAGTATTTGCAGACAACCGGTAAAGAACAAATGCACTTACCTAAGATAGAGAGTTTTGCCCTTTATATCAATGTAAACAAGGATACTCTTTATGAATGGAAGAAACTCTATCCCGAATTTTCCGACGCTTTAAGCAAAATTATGGTTAGACAAGCAGAACAGCTCATAGATGATGGTATTTACGGGGGTAAGGAGATCAACTCAACAATCGTCAAACTACTACTTCAAAACAATCATGGTATGAAAGAAAGAACTGATCAGACAACAAACGATAAGGAATTACCAGCCCCCATCTATGGAGGACAATCCACAAAATAAATCGATAAAAGATACAACAGCTACTAAAAAAGTATTCTCACTTACTAAGCGTATCAGAGCATTATCTGGTGGGACAGCTGCAAGCAAAACCGTCTCAGTCTTAATTTGGCTTATAGACTATTGTCAATCCCCAAAGAATAGAAACAAATTAGCAACTGTAGTTTCTGAGTCATATCCACATCTTGAGAAAGGAACTATCTTGGATTTCAAAACTATAATGAAGAGCCAGTCTTATTGGAAAGATTCAAGATGGAATGAAACTAAACACTTTTATACATTTGAAACAGGGAATGTATTAGAGTTCTTTTCAGTTGATACCTATGGCAAGGCTCATGGTCCAAGACGTGATATTTTATTCTTAAACGAGGCTAATAACTTATCCTATCTCATAGCCGACCAGCTGATAACAAGAACTAGGGAGATTGTCTGGATGGACTGGAATCCGTCTGCTGAGTTTTGGTTTTATACAGAGCTGTTGGGAAAAAGGGAAGATATGGATTTCATTACCCTCACTTACAAAGATAACGAAGCTCTAGACGAAACCACAATAAGGGAAATTGAATCACATAAGAATAATAAGGCTTGGTGGACTGTCTATGGGTTAGGTCAGCTAGGTGAAGTGGAAGCAAGAATATATAGAGACTGGAAGATAATTGATGAAGTACCTCATGAAGCCAGACTTGAAAGAACCGGCCTTGATTTTGGTTATTCAAACGATCCAACCGCAGCTATTGATATCTACTCTTACAATGGTGGATATATCTGGGATGAGGTTGTTTATCAGAAGGGATTAACTAATAAGCAGATAGCGGATCTTCTACTTTATAAAGAGCGTAAGGCTTTAGTTGTAGCTGATTCAGCGGAACCTAAATCAATTGATGAATTGATCAGTTATGGGTTATCAGTAATCCCTTCACATAAAGGTCAAGGATCTGTTCTACAGGGCATACAATGGGTACAGGATAAGAGAATATCAATCACCAAACGCTCACTAAATACTATCAAGGAGTATCGCAATTACCTCTGGATCACAGATAAAGATGGGAAGATAGTCAATGAACCATCCCCAATATTCAATCATGCGATGGATGCTGGACGATATGGGATGGAATCTTTAAAACCGAGTGATGATCTTGATGTAATACCAAACGATACTCAATGGGTATCACAGATATGATCCATAACCTTGAAATATCAGAACATAATGCACAAGCACACATTGATATTGAGCAGGAAATTCAGAAGCAGAAGAACGGTCTATTCACATGTGTACTTCGTGTGGATAACGGCAAAATAGTGGACTATAATGTAATACAGTATGTCGACCTCAGAGACTACCTTGTCCTTAAGAAAGTTATTATCGAAGAATTTACTATTGCACACCATCCTGTTAATGGAGGTGAACAAAACCCCATACGGACAGATAACACTAAACGTACAGCTTAGAGATGGGATAGCCCAGATTGAATCATTGAATATCGTTAAATCTAAACGAAAGAAGTACAAACCTAAGATACTTGACAAACGATATGAGTGAGTGCTAATATTACTTAGCTCAATATCCGCAAAATAAGCGGAACATAGGCGCACTTTAAAGGTGCGTCTTTTTTTATGGCCAAAGAGATCATTCACGAAATACAAAGAGAAAGGGAAGCCGCTGAAGAGTACCTCAAAGATAAGAGAGTCAAATGGGATTCTGCCGAGGCTCTACTCCATAATCAATTAAATGATAAAGTCTCTACAACAACCCGCTCTCAAGTATTTGATCCCAAGCTCTCAACACTCGCAATCGAAAGATCCTACAGGGTAATGGCTCAACTCCAGACGGGAAAAGTACGGGGAATAAGCAAGAACGATATAGGGGATGCAACACTAAAGAACTTAGTCTTAGAGAAATACGTCATACCAAATGCCAATGCACAATTCGACTTCTTAACCAAGATGAGGATGGTTGATCTCTACTCAAACATCTACGGCAACTTCTTTACATTGATAGACTGGGACGTTAAACCTAATGGTTACGTAGGACCGGATATTTGGCTTCTTAATATTCGTGATGTATTCCCACAGGTTGGAGCAGTATCCCTTGAGGATTCAGATTATGTAATCGTCAGAACTTGGAGACCCTATTCATTCTTTGAAGGCAAGAAGGATGACAAGGACTACAAGAATATAGCAAAGATATTGGTTAAGTTAAAGGATAAGTCAGGTAGCAAATCGGACAGAGACAAAGGGACATCAGTATCCAAACGTGAGGAATCTGAATATCCACAGTCAGAACCAGCAAAGCACAGGGGATATTTCGAGGTTCTCACTAAATATACAAGAAAAGAATGGGTTGATTATTGTGTGGACGCTAATGAAGTCTTCAGAGAACGTGAGAATCCCCAAAAGGATGGAGATCTTCCTGTTAAGTGTAAGTATTCTATTCCCTTACTTGATGACTTCATGGGAATGAGCGACTTTGAAAGAGGCGGATCAATGCAGAAAGCCATCAACTCAGCATGGAATTTGTACCTTGACGCTGTTAAGATGTCAATCTACCCTCCAGTACTTGTCAATAAGGACAATATCGCTTCAATGTCTTCAATCACACAAACAGCTGGAGCTAAATGGCTGGTTCGTAACCAATTAAACAACTCAGCAACCCCATTAAACCTCACTCCACAAGGTATTCAGACCTTCAATAACGTTTATCAGGTTGCAACAGCTTCAATCATGAACCTATTCGGAACTACCGAGACAAATACCACACAAAAGACTGATCCCGGGTTTGGTAAGACTCCACAAGCTCTAGAAATGCAGTCGTCTCGTGAGAACACAAGGGATAATGCTGATCGATTTTATATGGAACAATTCTTGACTCAGGTAATGAAGAAGTTCTGCAACCTACTTAGTAAGAAACAATCATCAGCTATCAAACTTAGATTATTCAAGGACGAGATAGAAGAGATTGCACGTAGTTATCCGGAAGTGAAGGAAAGCTATGACGAGAACAGTGGTAAGTTATCGGTTAAGAAGGGGAAAGCGGAACTATATGATTATGAGATTGTAACAGGATCTACTTATGCAGTCGATCAGAAGCAACAGCAACAGAACCTAGGACAAATCTTATCATTATTCCAAGCCTCACAGGGACCACAAGGGAACTTACTTATCCAACAACTGCAAACAGATGGTTATAGATTTAATTTCGGAGAGCTATTTAAAAGAATCATCAGCAATTCAGGAGTTCAGGACTGGGACAAGATCCTAACCGAGATGACACCTGAAGAACAAGCAGACGCAGTACTAGGAGATCACGCCCAACAATTTCAAATGGCACTAACCCAGATGCAATCAATGAATCAAACACCACCAGTTCCCGGCCAAGAGGGCATGATGAATGGTCAAGCGCCAGCTCAACCTATGCCACAACAGCCTAATGGACAAATGGGAGGTATGCCCGTATGAAAGATCAATCGGCATTGAGACCTGAAGCCTTAAACTTCACGTCTTACATTCAAAGGAAAGATCCGGTTGAGGAGCCAACTGTTGAGGAGGGAGTGTTGGCAGCAGGAGCGGATAAGGTGTTTTGGAAAACCCTCAAGCAGCACTTTGACAGTCATATACGAGATCTAGAGATGATAAACGAGGCGGCAATAGCAAGCGGCATGACTTTTGAAGAGATTGGACGAAACGCTTTAGTACTATCCCAAGTAAAAGGAATTATCAGAAAGGTTATTAATTCGGTAGAGGATGCCCGTGAAGCCCGTGATGATAGACAAAAATGATGAGATTAATGAAACCCTTGACTTTAGTAAGCCGGACTTTTCCTTTATTCCAAAAGGAAGTCACGAATGGAGGCAAAGGGGTCCATATCTAGTTTGTAAGGCGTGTGATCTAGAACACGCAACGTGGATCGGGATGACTAAGTTGATGGTCGGAACTAAAGATAATGGAGACCCTATTTTGGAGAATAGAACGTGAACATACAAGTGTTTAGGTTCTAGTTTCCAAACTAGCCGTAGTCTCGCATCACGAAACGGGTGCGTAAGGAGGTGACAAATATGGATAAGGATGTAAATCCTGACGTAAAGCCGGAAGAAGTTAAACTTCCCGAAGAGTCGTCAACTTTAAAAGAAACAACTGAGGAAGTCAAAGAACCCAAGGTTGAAGTTGCAACTGAGACAGAGGATTCAAAGACTGAAACAGCAGAGAGCAGTAAAGGTGCAAATCAAAGGATTAGGGAACTCAATGCAGCTAAAAAAGCGGCAGAAGAGAAAGCTAAGTCCTTGGCTGAAAGACTAGAGGAAATTACAGCCCAATCGGGCCAACCAGGAGAGATTCCTGAATACAAACCACAAGTCAAACCAGGTCAGGAGATTAGCGAAGAGCAATATCAAGGCGATGTACATAAAACTGCATCAGCTTTGGTTGAGCTTAGGATAAAACAGAATAACGCTATAAATAGGATTCAAAACGAATCCAATGACGTTGTTCGGAAATATCCAGAACTAGATCCGGAGAGTGAGACCTTTAACAAAGAGCTTTCTGACACGTTTACTGAGGCAACGGAAGCGCACGTTCGTGCAAATCCGTATTCCGCATCACCAAAAAAGTTTGTGGATAAGCTGATGAAACTTTACAAAAAGTCAGTAAACAAAGAGGTTGGTGAAGTCACAGAAAAGATTACTAAGCAAGTATCTGAGACCGCCTTAAGACCTACCTCTATCCGCAAGGCAGAAAAATCCTCGAAAGAGAAATCGATTGAGGAGCTTGAAGCAGAACTAGGCATAGTTCAGGCTTAACGCTTAGAAAAAAGGAGGTGAATATATATGGCAGTAGTAGGATCAAATGTAGACAACGTTACAAACGTCAATACAACAAGCTCGCTTCCTCAGGAAGTTGCCACTTACTATGAGAAGGTTTTCTTGGCTCGTTCAGAATATGAACTAGTGTTGAAAGAAGGCGCTCAGATGAGAACAACTCCTAAAAATGAAGGAAGAACTGTTAACTTTACTCGCTACAATCCGTTAACGATTATAACTTCTCCTATGGGAGAGGCTTCTAATCCGGCAACATGTGCGATTAATGCTTCAACAGTATCGGTCACTCTTTCAGAGTATGGTTTAACAACCACACACGGAAAACTGTTGACTTTAACGTCAATTGATTCTGGAATGAAAGAAAAGATCAGCTTAGTTGGACAGAATATGGGAGAAACGTTAAACAGATTAGTCAGGCTAGAATTGGACAATGGAACTGCATACTATGGTAACAACCATACTATCGCAACATTCACAGCTGGTGACACGCTTGATGCGTGTGACATAAGAGGAATGGTGCAAGTTCTTGAAGCTAACAAAGCTAGACCTTATGCAGACGGCTTATTCATGGGTAAAGTAGATTCTTACAGTAAGTACAATTTGCTGGGAGATTCAACGTGGGTAAACGCTCATACGTATAAGGATGGAACTAATCTATATAGAGGAGAAATCGGAGAACTGTATCAAGTTCGCTGGTTATTGAATCTAGACGATTTGTGTGGAATCGAAGCGACATCGACAGCTTCGTCTGGTGTAACACGTCATACAACCTACGTCCACGGAAAGGATGCTTTTGGTGTTTATGACCTTGAAGGTGATAAGCCTCAATTGACAATCATCCCAAATGCTAAAGACTCATCGTCTCCAGCAGGAAGGGTGTCATTCGTTTCATGGGCAGGTTCGTACGCAACCAAGATTCTTAATCCAAACTGGATTATTGCAGCTCGGTTCGCAGTCGTGTAGTAGTTTAGCCCCGTCGCCTAGTTCGGCGGGGCAACACTTAATATGGATGATAGTAGAAAGTACGATTTAGAGGAATTGATGGATTTATACAAGTACGCTCCTAATGCGTATAAGCGTGACGAGGTCGAGCGTATCATCACAAAGATCATGCGGGAAACCCCTGAGATCAGGGAGTCGAGGGAAGAGTTGATTGAGGCGATAAGACGAGGGGATAGGCGGCATGTTAGGTACGTTCAGGAGAAGTTGAGATATTTAGAGCGCCAAATGACAGGAGGGCGTGAAACAGCAAGATATGGTTAGAATACCACTGACCGATAATCCAGTTGAAGCAGATAAACAACCGGTCTCAGAAATAAAGAATCCGGCTCGTATTAGCAATGAAGAAATACCAGTCCCTTACTTAGACTACCACAATGAGAATGGCAAACCCTACTTAGTCGAACACTTCAATCTTGGAGATACTTGGGATGACCCAGCTGGTGGATTCCCTAAAGAAATTCAAACTATAGAAAAGTATATAAACAAAAAGATTGACAGTGGTTTAGTTCCAAACAGTGTTACGGGTGTTAAGGAATTTTTAAAAGGTATTGAGAAGTTTAACAACCTAACCAAGGAAGAGAGGGCTGTAGTTAAGTTAGAAGTTATTGCTCATTATGTTGAGTTCATGGAAAAGAATGAAGAGACAAGAGCAAATCTAAGACGATACAATGGCACAAGATAGTCCACAGGCAAAATACACAGAGCAGTACATCCTTAATAATATTTATGACCAAGTATTAAAGGCTATCGCTATATTTGGCGTTGGGTGGAATGGACAGCAGGGACAAACCAACCTTGCAGATAGCATGTCTTTAAGACTTGATTATGCAAGTGGTCAGAACCCCACTTATTTAGGTATAGCAGCTCCGGGAACAGCCGAAAGTGATCCTCTTTGGCAGATCAGAAAACTCACATTTGACGGCAATAACAATGTAACTGCTATCAAATATGCTGATGGGTCAACATTATTTAATAAAGAATGGGATGATAGAGATTCCCTAACCTATGTATGATCTCAATAATAATACCAAGCAGAAACGAACCATTTCTTCAGCAGACAATAGACGATCTAGCGTCAAAGGCAAAAGGAGAAATAGAAATAATAGTCTCACTAGATGGCTACTGGCCTTCACCTCCACTAAAAGAAAATCCAAAACTTAAACTCATTCATCGTGGTAAGGCACGTGGAATGAGAGCTTCAATCAATTCGGGAGTCGCAATCGCAAAGGGTGAATATATCTTAAAGTGTGATGCTCATACAATGTGGGATGAAGGGTATGATGTTAAGCTAGTCGCTGACATACAGGACAATTGGGTTGTCGTACCAAGACGTAAGAGGCTAGACCCGGTGAACTGGAAGGTACAGGATGTAGGTAAGGTTGACATTGACTATATGTATCTCTCTTATCCAAGCGATAAGAATGATTATGGAGGTCCGGGCCTTCATGGGAGGATATGGGAAGAAAAGAATCGAGACGCTTCTTTGAAGAACGTTTTGATCGATGATTTGATGTCTTCACAGGGTTCCGCATATTTTATGAAACGAGACTACTTCTATCACCTTGAACTCCTAGATGAGGCTAATTATGGCACTTTTCCCCAAGAGTTTCAAGAGGTTGGGCTGAAGTGCTGGTTGTCAGGTGGAGAAGTGAAGATTAACAAGAAGACTTGGTATGCACACTGGCACAAAGGTAAAACTGCAGACGGTAAGAGTCATAGAAGAGGATACTTTCTTGATGTAAGGGAACTTAAACGAACTAATGAGTATGTGAATAGGTGGATGATTGAGAAGGTGTGGCACAAACAAACAAAACCTTTCCAATTTCTCATTGATAAGTTTAAACCTGTACCCGGATGGACTTAAGTATATTAATACCAGCTCGTAATGAAATGTTTTTATCCCGCACTGTTGAGGATATTCTTGAACACATAGAGGGTAATACTGAGGTGATTGTAGTCTTAGATGGACAATGGGCTGATCCTGAAATTAAACAACACGAAAGAGTTACTGTTGTCTATCTACCTGAAGCAATCGGGCAAAGAGCCGCAACTAACCTAGCCTGTCGATTGTCTAACGCTAAGTATGTAATGAAGGTTGACGCTCACTGTGCTTTTGATCAGGGCTTTGATGTCAAGATGATGAAGGAAATGCAGGACGATTGGACAATGGTTCCGGTGATGAGAAATCTACACGCTTTCGATTGGGTTTGTCCAGATGGACATAGACGTTATCAAGGTCCATCCGGCCCATGTACAACCTGTCAACAACCAACCTTAAGAGATATTGTCTGGAATCCTAAGAAGTCTCCACAGAGCACAGCTTACAGGTTTGATAGAACTTTACATTTTCAATACTTTAATGAGTTGAAGAATAGGGTAAGCGGGGACATCACAGATACTATGTCACTTCAAGGATCATGCTTCATGCTGACACGCAAGAAATACTGGGAACTAGGTATTTGTGATGAAAAATTCGGTAGCTGGGGACAGCAGGGAGTTGAAGTTGCCTGTAAGACATGGCTATCTGGTGGACAGGTTAAGGTCAATCATAAAACATGGTATGCTCACATGTTCAGGACTCAAGGAGGCGATTTCAGCTTTCCATTCCCAAATTCAGGAAGAGCTGTTGATAAAGCCAGACAATATTCAAGAGATCTATTCCTTAACAATAAATGGGACAAGGCTATTCATCCTCTATCGTGGTTGATTGAGAAGTTTTCACCAGTCCCCGATTGGGAAACTAAGAAGGGGATTATATTCTACACAGATAATCAATTAAGGCTTAAGATTGCGCATGCCGTGCAGAAACAACTTAAAAATATCGGCATACCCATTGTTAGTGCTTCCCTTAAGCCAATGACTTTTGGAACTAATATACACATAAGAAGGGACAGAGGGATCCTTACTATGTTTAAGCAGATTCTTGCGGCTCTTGAGGGATCGACTTCGGATATTGTCTTTTTTTGCGAGCATGATGTATTATACCATCCCTCCCACTTCACCTTCAATCCTCCAAGGAAAGATGTCTTCTACTACAACCAGAATGTTTGGAAAGTAAGATCAGACGGCCACGCTCTTCATTATGACTGTAATCAGGTAAGTCAAATATGTGTCTATCGGGAAACTGCAATCAAACACTACAAAGAGAGAGTTAGGAGAGTTGAAGTTGAGGGATGGAATAGAGGGATGGGTTATGAACCGGGAACAAAAGGAAGGTTTGATAGTTTCACATCAGAGGTTTGGAACTCGGAGTTTCCAAACATAGATATTCGACACGAAAAGAATCTAAGTAAAAGCAGATGGAATATTGAGGAATTTAGGAATAAGGAGACGTGTACTAATTGGAAGGAGTCAACAGTTGATCAGATTCCCGGATGGGATGATCTTAAAAACATATTATGAAAGTAGCAATAATCGGTAATGGTTGGGTTGGAAAGTCAATGAAGCAATTGTTTCCCGATGCTTATGTATATACCCATAAGGAAGGTAAGATTGAAGAGGTTAATAAATGTGATATAGCTTTCATCTGTGTACCCACACCCTGTGTTGAGAACTACAGATTAGACACCTCAATAGTCGAACACTATATCAGTCTTTGTCAGGTTAAGTTATTTGTTGTAAGGTCAACTGTCAATCCGGGAGACTGTAATAGGTGGACTGGTAAATATGGAAAAGAAATTGTAATGCAGCCGGAGTACTTAGGCGAAACCCCTAACCATCCACTAATTGATACGAAAAATGCACCTTTCTTAATCCTTGGTGGAGAAAAAAGAAATACAAGAAAACTGATAGAGCTATATATGAAAGTATATAACGCTAATGTGAAGATAAGACAAGTTAGCAGTTATGAGGCTGAAGTGATAAAGCTATCCGAAAACAGGGCTATCGCTTTTAAAGTTGCTCAATGTCAGGAATTATATGATGTTTGTGAGGCGGCAAATATTGATTATTACACAATAAGAGATGCAGTTTACGGTGATGATCCGAGATTTAATCTGTGGTGGACTTTCATCTACCCAGAGAAACGTGGATTCAATTCTAAGTGTATCCCTAAAGACATCTACGCCTGGGCAGCATGGGCTGAGTCGGTTGGGATTAAGCCAGAATTAACACAGAAGATATTAGAAGTTAATCATAAATATATTAAATAATGGCAAGACTTTACACACTGGGGTTTGAAACGCAAAGTACCACCTCTGGCGTTGAGTTTACAGGGCCATTCACAGGGGGTAGTTCTACAGTATCTATAAGCACGTCAATAAAAAGAAGTGGGACTGCTTCATTAAGGTTTAATGCTAGTGCTGGACATGGCTATATTACTAAAAATGTGAGATCGCTTTCCTCCAATATTATCTTTGCTAGAATTTACTTAAGAATTGCAAGTGCTTATATTGGAGATGGATCTACTTTAATTTCTTTTGTAAATAGTACAACTGGAATAGCTGGGGTTGTCCTTCAAGCAGACAGAACATTAAGCTTATTAGATAATGCCACCGGACTAGTTGGCTCTCCTTCTCAAGTTTTAGATCTAGATACTTGGTATAGGATTGAAATTTCCTATGATGATTCTCATGCGAACAACACAATTGTAGGAAGAATAGATGGGACACAATTTGCATCAGCAAACTCTACTGGAGGTCAAACTGATAATGTATATTTTGGTGCGATAGATTCTGAAACTGGAGACATATATGTGGATGATGTAGCAGTAAATGACAATCAAGGATCAAGCCAAACTTCATGGCCTGGAGAAGGAAAAATAGTACTAGGACTTCCAAGTGCAGCAGGGGATAACGCAGCAACTACAGGAATCTTTTCTTATATTAACGAAATACCTCCATCTAATACAGCAACGTCAGGATCAACTATGATTGAACTTGATACTACAACTTCAATTGGTGATTATAATGTAACGGATACCGCCACATTAGGAATCGGATCAAGTGATACTATCACTTTGACTTCTGTACTTGCTAGAGTAAGAGAGGAGGCTGCAGGAACTTCAAATTATACTTTAAGAATTAAATCAGCAGCAGGAGGAACAACTACATCATCTGCAAGTGTAGATGCTGGTGATACAACTGTTAGAACAAATCCTAGTGGTACAACAGCTTTTGGAACTAGTTTAATTTCATATACCGATCCAACTACAGGAGTAGCGTGGACTCCAACAGGAACTAATTCTATTGAAAACATGCAGATAGGAGCTGCAACAACTGATGGTAATCCCGATATTTGGGTTTTGTGGTTAGGAGTATATATCGAGTATGTTTCCGCTCCTGTTGGTTCTCCATCCGCCTCAGTTAGTCCTAGTTCTAGCGTTTCTTTATCACGGTCACCTTCCGCCTCTCAGTCCCCAAGTTCCAGCGTTAGTTTATCACAATCTCCATCGGCCTCGGTAAGCCCATCCTCTTCAGTTTCACTCTCGCAATCTCCCAGCGCTTCCATTTCTCCTAGTGCCTCTATATCTCCCTCGTCTTCAGTTAGTCTTTCACAATCCCCAAGTGCAAGTATTTCTCCTTCTTCTTCTGTATCCTTGAGTCAAAGCCCAAGCGCATCTGTTTCACCTAGTTCATCTATATCTCTTTCCCAATCGCCATCAGCTTCCGTCTCACCTTCAGCTAGCATAAGCCCCTCTTCTAGTGTTAGCCTCTCTCAGAGTCCTAGCGCATCCCAGTCACCCTCTGCCTCCATTAGTTTAAGTCAGAGTCCCAGTGCCTCTGTCAGTCCATCAGCTTCGGTATCATTATCCCAGAGCCCTAGTGCGAGTGATAGTCCATCAGCTTCAATTAGTTTATCACAGTCTCCTTCGGCATCTGAATCTCCAAGCGCATCTATCAGTCTGAGTCAATCCCCTTCCGCCTCTATATCGCCTAGTGCGAGTGTGTCTCCCTCCTCTTCAATAAGCCTCAGCCAATCACCGTCTGCATCGATCTCACCCAGTGCTAGTATTTCATTAAGTCAAAGTCCATCAGCATCCACCAGTCCTAGTAGTTCTGTTTCACCAAGCTCTAGCGTATCTCTTTCTCAATCACCAAGTGCAAGTCTCTCACCTTCTTCGAGTATAAGTCTGAGTCAATCGCCATCTGCAAGCGTCTCTCCGTCTGCATCTGTGAGTTTATCCCAATCTCCTAGCGCCTCAGTTAGTCCGAGTAGTAGCACTTCCTTGTCAGAGTCACCCAGTGCTTCTCAATCCCCATCTAGTAGTGTTAGCTTGAGCCAAAGTCCAAGCTCTAGTGTCTCACCTTCCGCCTCTATTAGTCCTTCAGGATCCGTGAGTTTATCGCAGAGTCCGTCAGCCTCAGTCAGTCCATCAGGAAGCGCAAGCTTATCAGAGTCCCCTTCCGCCTCCCAAAGCCCCAGTGCTAGTGTGTCTCTTTCTGAATCACCAAGTTCTAGTACAAGTCCCAGTGCCTCTATATCCCTTAGTGAATCACCAAGCGCCTCAACTTCTCCTTCTGGATCCGTTAGCCTGTCACAGTCTCCTAGTGCCAGTCAGTCGCCTTCTGCAAGCGCCAGTCCCTCCGCCAGCATATCTCCAAGTGCCTCAGTCAGCCCCAGTTCATCAGTATCAGATTCTATCTCTCCATCTCCTTCTGCTCCACCTTTTGAAAAAAACCTGATTCTAGTTGATGGAAAACTAGCCCTCAAATTATCCCATGGATTTTACACAATAATCTGATATACTTAATCAGTTCGTGGTTTTGCGCACAAAATGAGTGCGTCAACCGATTTTAACTCTTGGAGTGATAGAGTTAAGGTCGGTTTTTTTTATGGATAAACCTCTTGATAAGATCGAACGGAGAATAATAGACATATCCTATCGCAAGAAATTATCCCACCTTTCTTCCTGTTTGACTGCCTACAGAATAATCGACCACATCTACAAAGTTAAAAAAGAAAACGAACCTTTCATATTAGATAGCGGACACGCCGCTCTTGCCCTCTACTGTGTACTTGAGAAGATCTATTTTAAGGATGCTGAGAAGTTGTTTGATAAACATGGAGTGCATCCGAATCGGGATCTGGGGGATAAGATCTACGCATCAGCTGGATCTCTAGGTCATGGAATCGGGATTGCGGTTGGGATGGCTCTATCTGATAGAACGAGAGCAGTACACGTCCTAACCTCAGACGGCGCTATGGCTGAAGGATCTAACTGGGAGGCTTTACGAATTGCAGGAGAGCTACGACTTGAGAATCTAAGAGTATATGTGAACGCCAATGGAACATCAGCACTTGGTAAGGTAGATGTTGACTTACTTGAACTTAGAATGAATTATTTTTATCCCTCTCTTGTTTTAAAGACCAATATGTTTAAGTGGCCTGATTATCTTCAGGGAGTTGATGGACATTATCAAGTTTTAGGTGAAAGAGAATACAAGGAGTTAACTAAATGAGAGAACTATATTTTGCAGAGCTGTATTCAGCAATGGCGAGAAACCACGATATTATCGCTTTAACTGGTGATCTGGGATATGGGGGGTTTGACAAGATAATGCACGCCTTTCCTGACAGGTTTCTAAATTGTGGAGCATCTGAACAATCCATGTTGGATATAGCTGTTGGATTAGCTCACTCAAATAAAATACCTATTTGCTACACCATCACCCCATTCTTCTATAGAGGATGGGAGACGATAAGGACCTACATCAATCATGAGAACCTAAACATCAAGCTAGTCGGATCAGGACGGGACACTGATTATGAACATGATGGATACTCACATAACGCAGAGGACGTTAAAAACCATTTCAATTTGCTTAAGAACATTAAACAAATGTGGCCTGAGAAAAAAGAAGAGATACCTTTATTAATTCGGGAAATGATTGACATACCAAGGCCAACATTCCTATCTCTTAAACGTTAATTATGAAACTAGGCGCTTTATTCTATCCAACAGAGGATCAGAAGGGTAATGAAATTCCATTTGATTCGTTATACATTCCCTATATCTACCGGGAAATCTACTTTGAGGGCTTATATATTGATGTTCTAAACCAACAGAAAGACATGGTTATTCTGGATGTTGGTAGTAATATAGGCGTAACTGTAGCCCATTTTAGGCCTCACGCCAAAAAGATCTATGCCATTGAACCCTCACCTGAACACTTTGAAGCCTTAAAGAAAAATAAGGAGTTCAATAACTGGGATAACGTTGAGCTGTTTAACCTTGCTCTTTCAGACAGGAATGGAGAGACAATTCTCTCTCAAAACACAGGTAATAGAACAATGAACTCAATTGTTGTTAAACAGGACAAAGGAGAGTATGAGATAAGAAGTGGAAAGTACACAGTTGAGTCAAAGGTTAAGACTATGGACTTTGAAACTTTCTTTAAGGAGAACAAGATAGAAAAGGTTGATTTCTGCAAGTTTGACGTAGAAGGTGCAGACGACCTAATCCTTAGATCTGAGGGATTTAAAAAAGTCGCTTCTAAGATCCAGTCAATAATAGTCGAGTTTCATTATCCCAACTGGACAGAGCTTGTTAAGTACCTGATTTCACTAGGCTATCAAGCTAAAAGGTACGAATCGTCAGCAATTGTAGTTTTATTCACAAGATGAGAAAAGTTTGCTTTACAGCAGTTGACGACAAACACTATTACCCCGAAGGGACTCACATCTTTGTGAACTCTTTTAGGAAGTTTCATCCTGATATTGATCTTGTGGTCTTTCGACAGGATACAGCAGACAAACTATTCAAGGAGAAGGGAATAGACTGGTATAATGCCAAGCCATTCTTTGCGGAACTACTTGAGGATAAATACGATCTTATCGTAAACATGGATGCGGATCACGTTGTAACAGGACGAATGACTGAGGTATTTGACAAGGTGGATTACGGAGTAGCAGGGCCGTGGAACTTCAACGATTATGAGAATGCAAGCTTCGAGAACATAACCGAGGAGATGTATATTCAAGGCGGAATGTGGGCTACCCGCTCCCATGTATTCTTAGCTGACTGGAGAGAAGCTAATAGGAACGCACGTAAATATAAAAGGCGTGAGAACGACGTGATGAATTTAGTGATATATAGTAATGATCTTATACTTAAGATAGTCGACAAAGAAAAGGATTACTACGGTTGCAAGTCGCTTGGTCGTGAACCGGAGTTCTACATTGAAAATGATAAATTGATGTGCAGGAAAGAACAAGTTATAGCCTATCACTTCGCAAGAGGAGGAGTATTTCCAAAGCTTGATTTTGACAATATGCCTTTAACTGATGAGGTTAAGAAGTGGTTACATAAATTGTCTTACGGTCAATCGTACAAGATGACTTCGATATGAGAAAACCTTACCTTATCAGAACCCCTGCTATGGACCCAGTGTCGGGTGGAATCAGAGTAATGTACGGACTATATGGTTGGTTACTTGCCAAAGGTCAGATCGTTCTTTTGAATACAAAGATAGATGTTCCGGCAGTTGGGATTTACCCTGAGATCTATCACGGTAATGAAATGGAGGCTGACAAAGTTATACGATATGTACTTCAGACGCCAGGACGGATGTCTCATTTAGGAGTACCAGGCCCAACAGAATTTGATAAGGATGATGAGATCTATGTGTTCTCTAAAGTTTACGATCAGTGGGGATTAGATGATAACCATGTTCTATTTCTTCCTATTATCGATCTCCATACATTTACCGACCAAAAGAAGAAAAGGACAAAGACTGCTTACTACTGCGCAAGAGGTAAGAATCTGGAAAAACATCCAAAAGACTCAATACAAATAACTAGGGCTTTTGCCATGGATCAACAAGCTTTAGCAGACTTACTAAACGAGTGCCAAGTACTCTATGTTTATGATGAGATAACTGCAATTTTAGAGGTGGCGAGACTTTGCGGTTGTAGAGTTGCCTATTGGGGACCAACACCTCGTGAAGTAATGAATAAATACGAACCGACAATGACAGGAGTTACTTATCACGATGAGAAAGAAGTTAAGTTGTATGCTCCTTGGTTCAGGTGGCATTACCAACAGTTAGTCGAGACTTTCAGCCGAAAGCTTGACCAATTTATAGAGCACACTCAATGAAAATATTTAGCTTACCAAGTCACGCAACTAGAACTAGAACGTCAGGTGTAGATTATGCACGTATTATCTCTCCTATGAAGAACCTGAACGGATACAAGGGGATTGAAACTTTTGTGTACGATCCTAAGGTTGAGGAGCTTCACAACAATGTATTGGAATGGGAACCATTGGCCAAGAAATACGATGTGTTCTATTTCAACTATATCCATAATCCTTGGGGATATGCTGTGATGGGAATGCTAGCTCGTAAATATGGAGTAAAGCTAATACTTGATATGGATGATTCATTGTGGGATTTGCATGACGATAACCCCGCTCATTCAGTTTGGAAGAAGGGTGGAGCAGCTATTGGTAACTTCACTTCAATCTGTAACGATGTAGATTACATTACCTGTACTAATGAATATTTAAAACACTTGATAATGAGTAAGACTAATAAGAAGAGTCATCAGATTAAAGTGATTCCAAATTACATTGATCTCAAGGTCTACAAACACAGAACCAAGTTTAAAGATGATGGACAGATAATGCTTACTCATTTCGGTTCCTCAACTCACTGGCTTGACTTAGGCGAGAAGGAGTTTTTCAAAGGAGTTGATCGCATAATGAGGGAGTATCCTAATGTTAAGTTTAGGACGATAGGAGCATGGATTCCAAAGTTTAGACAAAAGTGGGGATCTAGATTTGATTTAAAGTACGGTGATCAGGATCTATACAAGTGGGTCAATGAAAAGTTTCCTTCTTATATGGATGATACGGATATTCTTTTGACACCATTAGTTGAGGATGTGTATAACAAATGTAAGAGTTCGATAAAGTGGTTGGAGGCGAGTAGTGCCAAGATTCCCGGTGTATGGTCTGATATTCGCCAATATTCAGAAGTGATAGACGGGACTAATGGACTGCTGGCAACTACAGGCGGGGATTGGTACCGTGGGATAAAGAGCTTAATCGATGACAAAGAAAAACGAAGAAAGATGGGAGAGAAAGCTTACTTAGATGTAAAGAATAACTGGGAGATTACAGACCATTTAGAAGAGTACAAGGCGCTATTTGAAGAGGCTATTGACAACGGTAAAAAAAGGGTCTAATATTATGGTGTTCTTTGCCGACAATGTATCGGTCAGAACCCAAAAGCTCGAAAGAGTTGAGGGTTCTTTTTTTTTGGGTTTTTTTTGACAGTAGCAATATGAGGGTATTATAACTTAGTACTCTCTAGTCCGGCCGGACTCCCACCCCTCATGTTATTACTGTTAATAGGGGATCAGTTACCCGTCTCTGAAATAAGAGCTTAACAATACTGAACGTGATCGACCGACTGACCGAGACTTAACAAATTAGTTTACCTCAGGCGGATGAAGCTTTTCTTAGGAGTTTTTTTAAAATTCCGAAGCGAAGCTTCGCCTAGGAGTAGTTGAGGGAAGGAGGGAGAGAAACGGAGGGAGGAAAATCTGTGTTTGGGGTGGGGCTATTAAGTTTAGCCAAAATATTTATTGATTGAAAGTTATTTAAATAATCTTTTAAGGATAACGATTAAAAAGGAAATAGCGATTACAGAGTAATAAAAAATAGCTATTCCTGAGTTGTCATTATCAGGAGCAGATATAGCTAAAAAGATTATACCAACAACACCTAAAATGCAAAACGAAAAAATAATACGACCTATAGTCATAAGGTATTTTAACAATTAAGGAATTATTTGTCAATTATGGGTTTACTTAATTCACATCCGGGTTCTTGGTTTGGTCTCCCAGATTTCGGAGTTACAGAAGCTGTCGGAGGTCTTTTTAATAAACCAACAACAGCACAAGGAGGAAGTAATTTATTCGGACCTACTTCAAGAGCTCAAGTCCCAGGCGCTACAGGTCCAATAGGACAAGGGACCCCAACTCCATATCAGCAACCCGGGCAAGTATTAGGGACTTCAGCAGGTGGTGGTGGCGGAGGACAACTTTCAGCCCCTAACCCAAATGACCCTGGTGATCCAAGAAGCCCAGCCTATGGTCAACAGAGTGATCCATATGCAGCTTTACGAAGTGAGATATCGGGAGCTTGGGATAGCTACTTAACAGGTTTACAAGGTACATCAGGATTCATAGATCAACAAAGAACTGCTCAGGAAGGTATAGCCGGCTCTCAACTTAAACAAGGACAAGAAGGCCTACAAGGTCAAAAGGCTAAATCACTGAGAGACATAGCAAATACAACAAGAAACGCTTTTCAGGCTGGTAATAACTACCTAGGCTCAATGGGTGCTGGTGACTCTTCCGCCGCTAACATGTACTCATACGCAATCAATAAAGATGCCAACAAACAAATGGGTGACCTCAATAATTTCGTAACTGGTGAGATGACTAAATTACAATCTACCTACGATCAACAGATCCAAGGTATTGCTCAATGGTTTGCGCAGTCTCAACAGCAACTTAAACAACAAATAGCAGAGGGTGGTCTTAAGAAAGGTCAAGATCTTGCCAATCTCTCGAAGGGAATACTTGATCAGGCTATTGCAGAAACGAACAGAATTAAAAGTGAAAGTTCTAATAGATATAACGCTCTCGTCCAATGGGCAGCTTCAAACTCACAGAACATGGGACAACTCCAACAGAATATAGCCCAGATTCCGCAGGCAATGGGACAGATGAATGTCTTTGGTCAGGGTGGAAGCGGAGGACAACCAGTCGGTGGTGGACCTAGAAAGACTGATTTATTTGGAAATCCAATTGTCTGATATGAAACATGGCAAACTTAAGAGACTTAGGAAAAAAACTTCAAAACCTTTTTCAGAGTGCTTAT